GCGACCGTTCTTTAGATCTTTCGTTCGGACCCCCCCAGCCCCTGGCGGGGCGTCAACTTTCCACACGTCTTAGTTTGCTAAGCGGACCAGCCACACCGACACAAAGAGCTTCGGCTCTGGGAAACAGGGCAGACTACCGCGATGTGCTTACGATGATTTGTGGTTAGAGCGCGCCTCTTGCTAATTCTGAGGTGGTGCCGCGCGAGCTTTAGGCCCTTTTGTTCGGAACTCCAAAAATAACTTGGCTTTCCGCTCAGCCCTGAGACAATAGGGTTATCCAACGACTTGGCTATTAATATAACATCCTCCCCACTAACGAATCGCCCTTACACTAACTTAGGGTCTTTCCGGGGGAAAGGAACCCGTACCGCCATATTTCAAAACACATGGCTTTTCATGGTCCGGGGTCGTTGGAGTAGGTATGTGTGTTAGCGGCAGTGAGTATATGAAGCGGTTCATCGCGGATTTCCTGCTGAGCACCCTACGCCCGAATTTTTAGGAAGAATGGCTCTTAAGAACTAGGTAGCCATTCTGCCCTTAAAATTTGAGGGTGTGGTTATACGCGTCCAGCATGACGTTAAAAGGCACACTTCGCCTTAGGACGGCGAAAAACTCAGCTCTGTAGATCTAGCCCGTGATCCTTCTGCAGTATCAACATATCGGGAATAAGCATCCTGTCGAGTTCTGGAAAGCTTGAACTCAGCGGTGGGGTAACCAAGGTACGAACTTGGGTGTGAAGCCATTCAAGACGTGGATGGTGGAGCTAACGTATTAGTGGATGTCATGGTACGGGGTATAGGTCCGGGATTAACCACCCGGGTGAACACTAACTCGCCACTACGAACGTGCCAGCCTTCGGGTTGGTGGACAGACTGACACTCACCGCGCCAAGTCCCGGCTAAGGGCGGCGCAGCAAACAGTCGGCGTGGGAATTATTACCGCGTGATGCTTAACACATATGCCTCTGCTCGGGCTGTAAATTCGACAGCGTATGCTAGCACCTGTGCTTCGGGTGCGGCCTCCAACGTTACCGGAGGTTCCATGAATGAAGCCGTTGGCCACGTAGATAGCCACCTTTCCTCTGTCAACTCCGTCTTCAGCGCGCGCGGGGATGACGTCCAATCATGCCTGTTTCTTCGCAGGTTTTGTAAAATTAGCGCGCTGCTTTCCTTTGTCTCGCGTTGGTTTTGTTTTTTGCTTTCGTTTCCTTTCTCATTTTTTGCGCTTGCTTTAATGCGTTGTTTTGATCTTCCGGGTCTGTTCGTTATGCAGGACCTTAGTTCATCTTTGAAGTGGGAAAGGGTTACTCCAACGCTTCTAACCCGAAATTTCGCTTACGGTCGTCCCCACCATGACTTACTCTCGGAAATGACTACGTGCATACCTCTGGCTCTATATGATTTTAACATCATTTCTTTTAGTCAGGCCTTGCGTTTACGGTATGTTACCTCGTTTTCTGAGCTTCCCCGACCTATTCGGAATTCTCTCGCACGCTCACGACATTCAAGGCTCCTATTCCGCTTGTACCCAGGGCATATCGAATCTTCGTTACGCCCTATCTTGGCTTTCAATTATAAGCTTGTTACTTTGGGACAAATGCTGCACTCTACTACCACCATCCTCGCGACCCCTTACTCTCAAAAGGAAGCAACTCCTTCCATGGAGCTGACTTCGCCAACTTTGCCCATGCTAGGTGGTGTTAGGTCTGTACTTACGCAGCTCGCGACCTCATATCGCGCACCCAATCTTAACGACCGGTGGCATCCCACCCTTTTTCCCCGGCAGGCCACAGATGTACACAATGTTTATGAGTTTGCCCATCGCCGTGTGAATGTAGTACGCCGTCATAACTACATTCGTAGTTTCCCGGCTAACCACCCTAACGCAAGGCAGCCTGAACATTTCGAAGACAAGTCCTACACCGCGATTCTAGCACGTGAGGCCCCGTACTCTAATTACGCCCATTCTGTTCCTACGTCTTTTAACCGCAACTGGATGCGCGCTCCCATCACTGACAGGATATTAGAACAGACGCACGCAGGTTTGGCAAATATCCTTGATGGTAGCGATTATACGAGGGCTTCCTTCCAGGCAGCAGAACAGGCAGTAGGCATGAACCGTTTCCTTGATACCAGAGGTAACAAAACCGTGCCCCGCTGGGAAGCCGATGCATGGAACCGGTGGAGTGGGTTGACTAACCTCTTCCAAATCGGCAAGGCTGATCGATCCTACTACCAGACCGCTTACCGCCTCCTCAGCCGGTATTATGCGGCGCTCGTCGCTCAAGAGTTTCCTGAGTTTCGACTTGCCCCTACTGCGATCGGTACTAACGTCGTCCTGACCCCGCTCTCCACCCAACTGCCCCCCGTCCCCTTTGGCGCACCCGCTCCGCAGGTCCAGAACCCTGAGGCCCCCCTTTTCGCTCCCGGTGCATTTGAGGGCCTAAAGAATGGAACTAAGCAGTTCATTGACGCCGAAGGTTTGTCTGAGGTCGAAGTTGTGGAGCTACTCTCTGCTATAGTTCCCCAATCCAGACCACAGCGCCTCCAGTTCTCGCGGATCAACGACCAGGGTCAGAGGGAAGAATACTTTAGTGGCCCTACTAGGTACACTTTTGGTAACTCAGTCAATGAGGTTTTTATTCACTACGGCAACAATCCAATCCCAAATAACATGGCTCAGATTGCGGCCCAAGTTCACGGGACTCCCAACCCTAACCAGATTCTTTCTGTGCTGCGGTACTTGCTTATGAGACATGGTGCGGGCTCGGATATAGAAGATGCGGCAGAACTCTTAATCTCGCGCATCGCTCTGTATTCTACCGGATCTGGACTCCGAGGCCTCCGTAATAATGCTCCTAACCAGGAGTACATTAATGCGGACGGCCACTATGAGCTCCATCTTCCGCATAGCAAAACGGCATCAGCGTATTTCGATTGCTTCTTCGTCCCTTGCTTCGACACAGGAACTCTAGGCTTCTTCTCAAGCCTTAACCCTCCCGAACTTATCAACCAGGGAGTTCTTTTTGGCAACGCCCGGGCAGTTTCACTTAACTGGGCTGCTACTGCGTGGAGCATGGTCGGTCGTTCATGGACCAATTTACCAGGAATGGAAGGCAATCCCTTTATCCGTAACCATATTGATGTATGGCTACGTAGGTATTCGTCTGACATCCTTAATTTATGGTCATCCTGCCACAACAACACCTTAGCTTTACAATATGGCTTCGGCGTTGATGCTCGCGTCCGCGCAACTGAAGCTGGTCGAGTTGTTAATTGGTGGAGTGATCATCAGGCACCCTATATGGTGAATCCTTACCATGAACTCTGGTTAGCTGAAAAACTGCCCAGCCACCAGACCCTCCCTTATGATGATGCCAACGCTCCTTCAACCGTCTCATGGCCCGCTCAGACCCCGTTCCCAATCTCTGATATGTATTCTTTTACCCAGAATACTCGCGTTGAATTGGCTCGGGATGTTCCGGTGGAGACCGCTCGGTCCTGGATGGTCGATGGAGGCCCTACAGTCAATGCTCAACATTACCTTGCAGTGGGGAACTGTCTAGGCTATCGTTTTGAGCAAGCTGCTAACACCCCGAGTGTTTCCCTAGCTCGATGGCGACACAGGCATCCTTACCAATTCCCACAAGCCCCCGCTAACCAGAATGTGGTTTGGATGGATGCAGGTGGATCGCCCTTTGCGGATTTCGCGCTTCCTGGCTCTCTACCCACGGTCAATCTGGAACAAAATGTCAGTTACACTCATGGCTTGCAACTCCAGAATAATTGCTCCCAGGCTGAGAGGAACTACTTATCTCAGTTATGGTTTGACACAGCTAGGCAGACCCCTCGTCGATCGCTTATGATTAACTATGTCTCTCCCTTTCCAGATAGGCGCGAGTTTAGCACACTCCAAGATTACAGTATCGTCGTCTGGGAAAAAGGTAATACTTACGCGGGTATGTCCCTAGTACCGGTGGATTTCGCCCCTACTTCTATCGCGGATTACCACCCTAACCCTCAACTTCCAATGCCCAACGTAACCCGGCCTTCAGCCGCTGACGTTTCGGACGTTACCAAAGGTCGGGTGGCGCGGGTGCGTAACACTCGCAAGCCCCGAGTGGCGAGTAATGTCGTCGCTGACAGGCTTCGGGAATTCCAGTCAGAGCGAGAGCATACTGAGCCTAAGGTATCTGGCGCCTTGAGCTACGAATCAAAGTATCCGGTAGAACAGAGTGAACTTCCACCTATGCAGAACTACACTGCGCATGTTAATGGCCCTGAAGTTACACTCCGCGATTCGGATACGGGTGCCTTCACGAGATTACAGAAACGAGAGATGTTACAAGCGCTCCAGTCCAATATGGAGCTCATGGCTAAACTCCAAGCATCACCCCTCTTGGCTTCTCCTGACCGTGAGGACTTAGTTCAGGATTCGGCAGCTAGGCGGGCGGCTTATGAAGCACAGCAAGTTCGGATCGCTGACAGGGTTGCTAAAGCGAAAGTTCCTACTTCTCCCAAGCCCCGCGTCAAGCTTCCTCCGACCGCACCTACACCGCAGCCGCCTGTAGTGAGAGCTCTCAGCCCAATCCCAGAACATACTGTTCAAGTCACTGGTAAACTCAACGAAGAGATTCTTAACCATAGCCCAGTTGAAGTTAATGATGCTGCCGCTCCCCAGGTTCAGATTCAGGCGCAAAAGTTTTCGACTCCGATTAACAGAGCTTCTGGATACGGCGCGTTCCCATCAGGTACTCACGCAAAGGGCAAATCTCCTATGCTAGAGCGTTATCATAATAATGGTCAAGCTGAATCGGACGTGGTGCGCCCGATTACTCCGCCTACGCAAGTTTTTGCACCAGATGACAGAGATACCCTGAATGCTGCGCCCGCAGATGGTCAAGCAGTATCCAGCCTAGCGGAAAACTAGTCTGGAATGCTGGTAACTACCATCTAGCGCACAGCATTCGGGCGTCTCTAATCTCCTTTTATTCGGTGGAAGCTAAATACTTTCCAGCCTTTAAGGAGATAGTCGCTAGCATGACCGACGGTAACTTCACCGGCTCTTATAAATTGAGCGGTAATGAGTACCCGGGTTACGATTTTAGTAAGATCCACTCTCTTTATAAACTAGATCGGCCCCCAACCACCCTCGCTTCGGCTGCGGTGGCCCGCGTTATGCTACACCCCCAACCGGATGCTTTGAACCTTGCGATTCCCCCGATCCACCAACTCTGTAATCCACCTCTACTTTCACCGCCGAATAAAATCGCTCTTGGAAGTCGGTGGTTGCAAAGTTTAACCCTTTCTCTCCGTACCACTCGACGAAGGAAAGAGCGGCTCCTTAGCTCCATCTCATTCGGCGAGTTCCGGTCTTATCCTGCTGACTCAACAGTAGGTGCCTTTACATACTTTCCTAACTACAGCGGAAATCTTGAAACTTCTTGCGCTACCACGCTCCTCTCCTTACTAGGGGTGATGTACCCGATTACTGATAGGAGCGACCTGCTACTCCGCCTGGGTCCTGATTCGACTGAAAAACCTCGCGACCCTTATAAGCTAGGGCTGCCCTATCCAGATTTTATGGCATTCATATGCGCTACAGTCCGTCCTGGGATAAGAGCTTTCGTTACGGACGACGCCTTCGAAGGACCCTTTTCGCGAGATTTCTTTGAATCCTTAGTGGATAGTGGAGTGAGGATACTCATAGTAATACATGGGGTATCGCACGTCAGCTACTATGTTAAAACAACCTTTTTGCAGGATGAACTTGACTTATACCACGACTATGCCTTCCTTAATGCCTCTTCCCTACCTTCTTTGACGGGTAAGTCTATAAAACAGTTACTCCCTTGTCTCGACGAAGCTTATCCTCCCAACCGAGGGCGACCTGGCGGCAAGATCCACATCTCACTTCAAGACGTTGTTAAAAACATGACTCTAGGCATTGGACAGTATGCTCTTTTCGAGCGTGCGTGGAGATATCGTGATTCTAATGATTGGGAGGCTGTCATCTTAACCACTCTGCTTCTCATTCCGTACTTAGAATCGCACGCGGGAGTAGAACTAACTCTTTTCTTCTTGCGGTTGGCCCCTGTCTTCTTCAAGTTACCTTTCGTAGAAGCGGTGAAGTCGCTCAAAGAAGCACACAGCTACATCCGCCAATTCTCTACGCTCCCAGGAAGCGGTATCCCTAGCCTGCGTATCACGGACGCTCGCGCGTATTCGGACTTACTTTACGGTCTTGATACTATACCTGGGCGTTCAGAGTTACTCACTCTAGATTTCGATAGTGAGTTAATAATGCGCGCGGCCGACCCCACTATACGAGCGGTGCCTGCTATCGACGCTACAGGTAAGCTTGTCTTCGACTACGAAAAGTACTCCCTCTACGAGACTGCAGCTGCCCGTGAAACTTTTGATTCTATTTTACCTAGTAAGATTTCTGTTGAGAGTTTCGCCTCTTGGTATGATCGGCGCATGTTTTGGGCTGCCTCTGGTGGTGCGCCAGGTGCGAAAGTCACTTGGACTCATACCCAGGATTCCGACTTAGAACGCGCGGATTTAAATTCCAAAGAAGAGAAATTGCGAATCAATAAGCGTGGTGCTCTCCTAGCTATTCCCGAGAAACATTTCATGAAGGTACTCGCTAATGCCGTGGACCCTATTCAGTGGTCGGTCAAGGCATTAAAGTATGAGCCTGGTAAGCTGCGTAGTATATTGAACACTTCCATGGAAAGCTACCTCTTCCAAGGCTACCTCTTGGACATCTTTGATAACAACGTCCTCCCCAACACGTGGTATGCCTCTTCTAATTCAGGACTTCCTAAGATTATGGGGCATGTCCGGAGACTGAAAGCACTCAAAACGCAAGTCGGTTGCATGTGGGATTACGCTGATTTTAATATAAACCATACTTTTGAAGGGATGCGCCTGTTGTATGAGACCCTCACGGCGGCTTTGCTTAAACGCATCGACTGGAAGAATACGCCAGGGGATACTCAAGAAGCGTATCGCGACATAAAACGTATCTCTTCTTGGGTAGTACGAGCTCGTCTATCTACGTACGTCCAAGATAATGATTCAGGAAATATTATGAAATTAGCTCGTAGTTTGCAAAGCGGAGAGCGAGGCACTTCCTTCACTAATACCCTCCGTAGTAACATTGACCACGGCATTGTAAATCGCACTGCTGCTGCTCTCTTCGGACGACCTCTGACTTACACCCAAGGAGATAAGACTGGAGACGACGTTTTCTTGGTCACTCGAACTATGCGGGATGCCATCCTCTTGTGTTCTCTATTTAACCTATGTGGTTTTGCTGGACAAGTTTACAAGGTCCTAGTTTCCTACCCCCAACTCGGCGGCGCTCGCGGCGAATTTGTCCGCTACGGATATGACGCTTCTAGCGGCGCTGTCAGAGGCTACCCGATTAGAGCGCTCTCGGGTTTTGTTCACGGTGAGTTCTTCCACGATCCCATTCATTCACCAGCTGAGCGTGGAGCTGCTATCCTTGAACAATATGCCAAACTCACTCGCAGAGGTATCCATCTCCCGAAGCAAGTACTTGAGAGCTACTTGGCAGCCGCCACTCAGCTAGTCTACACAGATAAGGGGTCTAAACATCGGGTAAACGTTCCACTGGAGCTTATTTTAACGCCAGCGGCACTCGGAGGTGTTGGCATCTCCTATAACCCCTCAGGCCTACTCTCATCTGTCGAAGGATCTACCCGCGAACTCCAACCAATCCAGGCGGCTATACTGATACCGAGTGGGGAAGGGAAAACCTCGCTCTCTCGGATGTACCCCGAGTACTTCGTCGACCATGACCAGCTTATATCGGCTTGTGATTTGGAAATCCTTCGGGCTGACGCTGTAAGCACCGGTCACTGGGAGAAGGTCAATAGCTACCTACGGTCTGTAACTGTCCCTGTTGGGAAAGTTATACTCACTTGGGCTCCAGAGACCGTCCCTCCAGGATGTGAAGTGCTAGGTGCATTCATGCTTACAAAACCCAGCGGACTTCGCGCTAACGCGGCAAACAGAAAGAGCCTGGTCCTCGCCGTTAACAACGGGTCGATTCCGAAGAAAAAGTTTCAAATGTGCGCCACCCACGGGATCTTAACTCAGAAAGCCCTCCATACTCTCAGCGCGTACTTAATCCAGGGCGGAATTATCAGGACGTCATTTGTCGATGCTAATGATGTTGTTAAGCCACTTCCACGCCTAAAACTCCCCACCCTCGGAGCTCACAAAATACTGCGCCGAGCTAGGACCAAAGTCATTGATTACCAAACTATGGCTAAGTATGGCGTTGAAGCCAAAATTCCTGAGCTGGATGAATCACTATTAGCTTCAGGCCTTACTGCTGCGCTGCCAGCCCGAACGATCTCTGATGCCATAGCACGTCAAGCCAAAGAATTGGATGTCCACCTCGCTACTTTACGAAAGGTATATGTTAAAACGACTCTTCCAGTTGAAATCAAGACTCAAGATATCGTCATGCTTATGAGAAAAACGCTGAACTCTTTAATACACGGTACCCCTAATTCAGAACGTGGTTCTAATCTTCATCCTTATGAACCAGTTCTGCATCCTACACACCATTATGGCAGCATACCTAGTTTGATTAGGCCACTTGCTTTTAGCAATGGCAAAGCGCTGGCCCTAGCGATAGATGGCCAGTCTGTCAACCTGACTGATGTCCCTGGCAGGATGGGGAACCTGCTTACACTGCTAAAACGTGCTAACCGCTTCCTTCGTAGAGGAGATGGTAAGGCGGCAGGCACCATACATCGCTTCGAAGCGTTCTTACGCAACTCGTTGAGTCTTACTGGCCTCGACTCCACTTCAACAAAAAACCTCGCGGATTACGTGGAAGGAACTTTGAACTTGTACCCCCCACAGAATATGACAGTACCGGCTGAACTTGTTAGCTTAGAACGAGACCTGGCTCTTGCACATTTTGAGGAACATTACATTCCGGTTCTAAAGTTCGAAGCACCACTGGTCCGGGAACTAATTAGTGTCTTAGACGCTGCGGCACACCTCGCCGTTGGCCAGATACTCCAAGAAGAATTTCCTGGTTTCGTTATACGAGACTAGAAGCATTCTTCACCACAACTGATCTTGCTTATATGTAATTGAAT